TCCACATGTTATGATTTCTTTTTGTATTCATCCCAAATGTGCGGACAAATTTTCCTTTCTCATTTTTCCATGAATCTAAAATCTCTGATTTGAAAGACTGTCCTTGTAAATACATCTAAAAAAAAGAACTATCTAAAAGTTAAAAGAAGAATTAAAAATCTATTTGGGTTATTTTGCTGGAATTGGATTGGTTCTTTCTCCAGTACATGCATTAATTCTAATTGAATTCTTTTGGAATTTTATACTGGTTTTTACAAATCCTTTTCTTACTACTCTAGGTTTAGAGTTTGGATCTTCAAAGGATTCCACCTTTTGTTGTAGTGTTGCATTTTTATTTTCCAAATCTGCAATTGTTTCTGTATTGCTTTTTGTGGAATTATTGTCATTTTTACCCATTATGAATAATTGTAGAAATGAATCATATAAGAATAATAATTAATTCTTAATTTTTGATGTATCTTTCATCGTAAAGCTACTATCACCACTTCCGAACTTGAAGGATTTTCCTCCTCCACCACTTCCACCAGGAATAGTTTCAGCACTACTCTCCACATCACCACTATAGTTTTCAATTCCCAAGAAATCACCATATGCCTTATCTGTGATTTGCTTTCTTGAATCCATTTCATTTACAGCTTCAATTCTATCATACCATTCTGAAAAGTGCAAGTCCTCAAAGACCATCTTTACTCTGAATTTCTTTAATAATTTGTCATCATTTGCATAGATTTGTCTAAACTGCTTGTCATATGTCTGCGGAGATAATGCTCTGTCAAGCCATGCCCGTAGCGGATTCATTACAGTGGCTATTGTCAAATCAATCTTTCCAATCATTGTAGCACGATTACTAGCTGATTCATCATAAAATTGAGAGTGAGGCATACCCAGACATGCTGCACAATACTTTATCATAGATTCTGTAAGATTTACAAACTTGTCAACTTCTGGCTGATAATTGACATTCTCGTACTTTACATTCAATGGATCTTCCATTAGAATATTTGTAGTAGCTGGAACAATGTTCTGAGATATTTCAAGATACTCTGTTTTTTTTGCGGATTCCGTAGATCCGTTTGGTTTTACAAAGAGTAATCCAAGACCTGAATAGGCATTAGTACCCATTGCAGGGAAGTTAACACCGATATTCGTTCTAATTACTCTGAGTGCATCAATCATTGGCAACATCATTGAATCGCCATAATACATTGAGTTGTGGGTGTTAGCTGATACCAAAGGATTCCACAAGTATATGTTCGGCTCAATATCGAGCATTCCTGTTGCGTTTTGCCACTGTATTCTTTTTAGTCTAGCAGTAATAGGATCAGTTTCTATAATGCCTAAATCTCTTGGATGAGCATTAATTCCTGATGTTGGGAGACCGGTGAATGATTTGTCATTAAGTGAAACATTATGATCATATCTCTGAATGATAGCACCACGATTAAAAGTAAAGCAGTTTAGAATTAGCGATTGGATTTTGTCTTGGAATGAAATGTCTAGGTAACCGTTCTCATCAAAGGAATATTGATATTCTAGTTGTATTAGGGATTTTACAATGTCTTGATTTGCATCAATCTCCTTTTGATTTTCAACCGAGTCCTCTCCTGGATTAATTAGTTCTAGCTCTGGTTTGAATCCCTTGCCCATCAAAAATTTAACAAAGGATCTAATCAGTGGTCCTCCTATTGTAGAACGTGTATGTGCTTCAAATGTCTGATAGTCTAGTGACTGCATTGGATTTGAGGAAAATATTGGATACCAATTCTTTTGTGTATTTCTTTTGTAAGTAATTGCTGATGCAGATAACGGTTTTCCTGTAATCTCATCATTAACTACTAGAGTCATATGAGGTTTCCAGTGATTTACAACATCCTCATTGTATTGCGGTTCTCCAAAGAGTAATGGATCAATTGATGCTATTCGTCCTCTTATTGGACCACCAGCATGAACTACTTTGTATTCTTTTTTCTTTGTTTCTGGATTGAATGTTTCCTCTACTATTCCATCAAATCCCTCATAGGTTAGTGCTGTACCTTTAGATGATGAATTTTTCTTTGAGAATTTTACCGTTAGTGTTAGCTGTCTTGCTCTCCAAACTTTGGTTCTGTTAATTTTAAATTTTAATGCAATTTGTGAATCTGAGAACTGAGGATATCTTATGATGTATTTGGCAATCGTATCTATATTGTATTCTTTTTTCTTTCCCAATGAACGTTCATGAACTGTTTATGAGCAAACCATTAAGGAATTATTTTAGAAAAAGTAATGATAGAGGTTTATTTCTCCTCTGCTGTATTAATCATACATCTTGCTTGATGGATTGTTGTAATTTGTTTTACATAGCCATGTATGATGTCTAGGTGTGATCTTTCTAAAGGTAACAGATCCTTTCCTTTGTTTTCTTTGAGAGTAATAGCAATCTGGTCAATAAAATGTTGCTCTTGGTTCTCAAGAAAGTTTTCATATTCAGGTTTCATAATTCTATAAGAAATTACTTTATAATAAAATTTACTTCCACATCTTTTCCATTTGATATTTTATTGCAGCATATTTTTTGTGCCAGACTGGTTCATACTCAAAATGACGATATGGCATCCAATCTTTATCAGATGTTATATTTGATCCAGTGGTGTATGTTGTAGTTAAAAACGTACCAGATGTTATTGTTGGAATAAGATAAAAATCGACAGTAAAGCCAGTTGAATCAGAAATATCCATTATGTTATGGCTTGTGCAATTATTACTACAGTTGCTTTTGTTTGTGTACCTTGATCAAAAACAAGTTCTGTATGGATTAGATTGTAAACTGCAATAGGGAACAATGTTGTAAGAGCTGTAGTTACAGCACTATCTGCTGCTGCTCCTGAATCTATTGTGATTGGGAATCGTGCATAAACAATATCTCCTGCTGCCATAAATTGTAATTTGATTTATTGTTTAAAGGAAGTATTCTTATCCAAATTTAATTTAGTTAATAATGATTCATCAAATTTTCCAATATGATCAAATAATTTTGAACTCAGATTTATTTTTGAGAAATCAACAAGAGAGTCATACGATATAGGTTTAAAGTCATCATCATTATCTTTTAAAATAATCTTAAGTTTATTCAGATCTAACCATGTAGATATTTTTCTATTAGGATCTATTGATTTCATTTCTTTAATTGTATTTCCAAATAATAATGCTTGATGAAGTTCAGGAATCTCAAATTTTTCTAATTCTTCTAAGCTGTATTCAGGCATGATTATCATTCTCCTACAACGCTTTAAAATTATCTATAATCAGCAGTCGACATGCCTCTCTTGTCAAGCTTTGGTGCATCTAGTATTGATGCAGGTTTAGCTATTGAACCGCCAATATGCTTGCCATTAGTTTCTAGTCTCTTGTTTTTGTTTTGTGTGGGAATCTCTTGCATTATTTCTTTCCTAGTAGTTTGATAGCTAATTCATTTCTCATAAAAGATAAAGCAGAGAATCCATAAACACATGTGATTTTCCCCTTCATGGATTTATTTTTCATGATTCTCATTACTCCAACTAATTAATAAAATACTCCGTTTGCAGGATAAGAATTATCAGGCTTTGTAGATATAGATCCTCCATAGTGGGTGGTTCCCATTCCTCGTAGTAGATCCCAGCCGATATACGCATAATTGCATGCCTGTAGTGCATCGTCTGGCTCTGAGTCCTTGTGGATATATTTGATGTATGTCTGGCCGGTTGATTTGAGTTTGGCCTTTTCTCCCTCTAATGCTACAAACTGTTTTACAATCCATTTTAATTCCTCTTGATTTTCTCCAGGTAGAATGATTCTGTTAGATATGAAATCTTTGGACTTGTATGGATGCTTTATCAAATTAATGATTCTATCAATAGAGAATGTCCTATCTATGACATATCTTAATTCTGATTCTTGTTTGTGTTCTTCCTCTCTGGTTGGTAGTGGCTTTTCAGGTCTTGGATGGTATGATACTCTTCTGGTTCTTCTGCCATATCTTTTCTGAATTGCCTGTACTCTGTCAGGTGCGCCCCCTGCATCTATGCAGATAAAATCAGCTTGGTATGCATCTATCAGATTAAAGCAAATGTCTCGTTGTTCATCAGTATCAGATGTTTCAATTTTTTCAGCCCATAGTAATTTGAATATCGGTGCTGACTCATCAATGCATTGCCATATCCATAGAATGGTTTTTCCACCGCCTCCCCAGTCAATTCCAATAATTACATTTCCTGCCTCAAAGTCTACATCTACTGCTTTAGTTAGTGATACCGTACTGTCAAACAGATTTAGCATGTCCTTTGTAGTAATTGGCTTTAGCTCACCTTCTACAAATTCAACCATTACGTTTCGTCTAAAATCTACATTTGAATAGTTTGGATCATTTTTCTTAAACTCAATGGACCATTCAGGAGATACTTTGTATTTCTCTATTGCATCATCTATTGTTAACGGTATTCTAGGATTAAACGTCTGAGCAATCTTATATCCATGTCTTGAAAAGTTCTTTGGCTCTTGTGGAACCCATTTGCCATCTTGTATGTCTATCATGTAATCACCATACACTAATCCTTCACTGTTAAACTCCAAGTCTGCTCTCCATGACATGTTCTCATATCCTAGATAGTTCTCGCCTTTTTTGTATTTGTATTCCATTTGGTTAGATGATTTCCACAAGTTATGATAATCAGTATCAACAAATCCTCCAATTCCAGCAATTATAGTATCACCCATAGTATCTGCCTGTGTCTCTTTGGTGTTTTGATATTTTTCCCAATCATGATCCTGTCCCTCATCAACCACAATTCTCTTGTTTGATTTTCCTTGTGCATTTTCCCATTCTCGTCCTGGTAACAGCATGTCAATAGTTGAACGTGTATAGGTCTCTACTTTGTTAACTGCACCAAATGTATTGCCTACTGATTTGAGATATTTTGATAATGGAAAGTGTCCAAATACATCTTGCCTGAATTTCTCATTACTGAATGTCTTGAGTGGATCTAATTTAAAATTAAAATAAGTCTGGTCATAATCGTAGTTTGTTGTTGCACCATGGCCTAGAACAGAGCCTAAGCTTGTAGTCTTTCCCCACTGTCTTGCCCATAACCAAAATTGCCACGGATGCCTGTCTTCTATTACGTCAATTAGTGGTGGGAGATAACGTAGTCTGTTGGGCTCTCCCTTGATTAGTGCTCTGCAGTGATATTCCCATTGTAGTCTGTCATGTGGGATAGTTGGCAGTTCACTTTCTAATTCTTCTTGGGATTTTAGATTAAGCTGTTTTTCTAATAGAGTGTGTTCTCTTTTCTCTAGTGAAATTTTATCTTGCAGTTGCTTATTGTAGTGTGGTAAGTAATCGTATTTGTTCTCCAAGTGTATCCTCTTCTGTTTCTAAATGTCCCCTTTCCATTAGAGTAGCGATATTTTGTTTGACTGCAAATATTCTCCTTCCTGTGTCAATCTGTGCTAGCTTTAATCGAGTTGCAGCCATGTGTTTTTCTGCCCTCTTTGCATCAGTCATCATTTCGTGCAGTTCCTTTCTATCTTCTATTAGCATATCATGCTCATTTACCAGTTCTGGAAGTAGAGTCTTGATAATATTCTGTGCCCTTATCTTTGATTTAGATTCTAGTTCTCCTAGTTTTCTGTAATAGGTAGCGGATTTTATTAATTTCTTTTTACATCCGTAGTTAATTATTGGTTCAGGATTGTCTTTCTCAAATCTGATATACTTTAGTTTGATATTCACATAGGTTAGTTTGTCATTAATGGAACGATAGTCTCTCTCTGCAATTAGAATAGTTTTTTCCAGCTCGTTTAGTCTCATACCTAAATTTAGGAATCTTAATCATTAAGAACTATTTTGAGTAGTTAGAGGTCTTTGATGTCTTTGCCTTCTAAAATGGCACATAATTTATTTTGTAGATTAAGCATATCATAATCTTTTCCACCTTGATTCACAATCATACTCAAGTCATCTAGAACTTGGTCATACCATTTTTGAACTATATCTACTATCTTTTGGTTCTGCTCTATCTCTGGGCTGAGTTTGATAAATTTTCCTTCTTTAGTTATGATTGTTTTGGTGTTTGGTACACCTAGTATCTGGACATTCTCACCTACACAAAGTTTATGATTCTTAGAGTCTTGTATCTCCTGTATCTGTTTGTTTACTAGCTTTTTTTGTGTCTTTTTTACTGCTTGGAGTATTTGTTCTAGATCAACTTTAATTTGGATATCATCATCTAAAGGAGGACTGTAAGAACCATCTATTTTATGATCTCCTACTAATTCTACTATCATTCCTGTTTTATCGTCTATCTCGAATTTCATTCTATTTCAATAACCTCCAATAAATTATTCTCATGTTCCCATTTGAAACCAAACCTACTATCTTGACAATATTTCCATAATTCTGTTAATGCTTTCGCATGAGAGTCATAATATCCATGTACTAAATCTCCATCTCCATTATTAACGTATATTCTGTAGATTTTTTCTTTCATTTTCTTTTTTTCCTCAGACGATTCTATTTGTAGTTATTCACCACATAGATTATTATCCGATAATAGTAGATAATCGTACTTGTTTATTAATTTTATAATTCTTTTAGCAATTGGTCCCATAGTTTCTGATGAGGTGGACACATCTTACTACCTATGCAGATTAGGCATTCTGATTTTATTTTTTTGAATGTTGAGATTGACATTATTTTCTCCTAAATATTGCCCAGACAGATGGGTATGGTGCGAATCCTTTCTTCCATGAATTAGTCTTTTTGTCATAGAGCATTTTTGGATTGCCATTATTATCATTGAATTGGATTCTTCCCTTGATGTTATGGACTTCTGCATATCCCTCAATGTATTTGTGCCACCATTTTGTGTCAGTTTTGCTGTAGATTAGCATTAGAATCGTTACGTTATGTTTGATGTGCTGCTCAAATGCGTATCTGATGAATTTTTCAATTACTCTTCCATATGGTGGATTTAGAAAACTGTCATATGTTATCTCCTTTGTAAATAGATCCTCTTTCTTTGTAATGTAATGTGGCAATACATTATTTGCATCAGATGCTGCCAAGTCTATCTCTAACTTTAGATTGAATTTCGTGCATGCATCATCAAATAATTTCTGTGGTGTTCCATATTCTTCATTAACTGTAATTCTGCGTATGTGCTGGATTGACTGTACAGGTACATCTAACGACTGAATACTTTTTCCCTTGCTCACACAGAATAATCATAATACCAAAGATAAAGTAACTATGGAACTCGCTAGCTATCCCCTATAGCGTGAGCAAGAGTTCAAAAATTCACTTACGAGTTCCGTTGTTAGTTTGTAATACTCTCTTAAAAGGAGTGCCCGACATCCCTCACTCACAAATTGGAACTCGTAAGCTGGGGATGCCGAACGTTTTTTATTGAAAAATTTGTATTTAACCTATTGATCGAATTTGGTGGTAAAGTATTTCTTTGAGTAAGTATGATTTTATTCGATATTTGCTTGGTCTATCAATACTTGAGGCAAGTCCACTGTCTCATTGCAGTTATCACACTTGTTAGTCTTTATGATGTGTTGTATTCTGTCTTTGTATAGTGGGATTTGACAGTTGTGGCATTTTGGCATGTGTTGTTTTGGCATAACCATATCACAGTCATAGCATTCCCAATTACTGGCATTGTCTGCTTTTGGTCTGACTCTCCAGGAACCACATGTGCATTGTACTCCTGTATAGTCTTCATAAATTGCAAAGTCTCTTGATGTTGGTTTTAGTAGATATAGTTGACTTTGTTTTCCACCGACTTGAAATTTAGTGGCCTGTTTTTGTGTGAGGAATTTGCATTGTTCTTCCATGTGTGTCATGATTATTTGTTGGAATATTTGACCGCACTTGTTGGTATTGCCCATTACTGTCGCAAGACATTCTAGTAAGAATAACTCTGTGTTGTGTGGTATCTTTGTTTTTGTGTCTATGGAATTTTTGCAGTTGTCTATCATTGTGTTTTGTTGTCTGTAAAATTCTGTCATTTGTTTTTCTCCAAAAATCTTTTCTAGTTCATCACATTTTGTTGATTTTTCTTTAATGGTACGACATATGTCTATTATATTATCACACAATAATAACATCTTATTATTTTTAGTATTTATAGAACTATTTTCTCGCTCCGCATCCGTAGCGTTTGTATGAGAAAATGAGAGGTCAATACAATCTCGCTCTCTTGCAACATCAAACCACCAAGAACCTATTGATACGTCTTCTACTGGTAGTTTTAGAGTTGCAGCCTTTTTTTGCCTTACTAGGAGGCTTCCAATTGTAGATATTTTCTGTTTTGGAATTCCATCTATTTCGAGCTGATCCATGAGTTTGGAGTAATAGTGTTTTAGTGAGATATTGTTACGTTCACTGTCTAGCTCCTCATTTACTATCTTTTCAGCTAGTTTTAGAGAATCATGTGACGGTTTTACGCTTGTAGATACTTGTGACATGCTTTACTATTGTATCTTAAATGTGATTAGTATGAATATTGTACTAGTTAGTAAGAATCACACTCTCGTTTGTGTACGTTCACTCATTATACATCAGAAAGACTTGGAATTTTGTATCTCCATGTATGTCAAGATTGACTTTTCAAATGCATTTAAAATTTCATGTCCTCGTAGTGACAAGATATAACCCACAACATGGCCATATTCACCTTTTCTCTGTTCAACTAGTTTGTGTTCTCTAAGTTTTCTTAGAAGGTAGGAAAATGCATTATGAGATAGATTTAGGGTTTCATGAATTTCTGTAAATAATAACGGTCTTTGCTGATCTCTTAAAAAGATCAGAATATCGTATGCTTCTGTACGGAATAGTGATAACAGATTTGACATGTCTAGATTTCGACCTTTGGTGCTTCCTTTGTGCAGTTGATTAGAAATTCAAACAGCTTGAGCTTCCATACTGTGGAGTGCTTGTAGTGGGATTCCCAGATTCGTAAGACTCTGTATCCTGCATTGGTATAGTATTCGTTTCGTCTTGTGTCTCTTTTGGTATCATAATCTCCTTCGTGTCCATGTCCTTTCTTTGCTAGATATGCCCCTGTTTTTCTGTTGCCTGTTTCTTCCTCAAACTCTACAATTATTTTATTTTGATAGTCTAGAATGTCAGGACATAGTAATTGTGGATTGTTTGAATATGATTTAATTTCATTCCAGTCTTCCCTGTCTTTGACTCTTCTTGAATAACCTAGATCATTGAATACAATTCCTGTCTCATAGTTTCCTGAATCTACCTTGAAGTGAAATGGAATATCTGCTAGCTTGCAAAAATCCACAGATGCCCTATAGATAGGATGGATTCTATCTAGATCGTTTGTTCCCATCATCCAAATAATTCCAATGGTTTTTGTAACAGCTTTACATCATCACCAATTACATCCCATTTGTCTGGCTTTATCCTGGCAAAACCCTCAAGACGAGTTACATCACCAAACATCTGCTCGGCTCTTTGTCGAAAGATGTGAGGTTTTTCTGAATGATCCCCTGGTGGACCATCATAAGCTTGTGGAATGTCATGTCGCAGAACTTTCAATCCCTTTCCCTTCTTTGCAAGAAGACAGATTTCTAGATTTGATTGTGTGTAATGGCCATATCCACGATGATATGAATAATTATTTTTGTTTCTTTTAACCCAGGTGTACTGCCAAGTTGTAAAGTTGAATCCCCACTCTTTTATTAATTCAAGTGCAGAATCATTGTGTGGTCCTGTAGTCCATAATAACAATATTGAATCCTTTTCTGAAATGTTATCAATTGGAAGCTCCTTTAGTTCCTCTAATGACATTGGCCTGTATGGTGTGATTCTTCTGTCCTTGTTTCCCAAGTCTATCTTTGTGTTGGAATACTTGTTATAGGACCAAGGAGGATCGACATACAAAAGACTGTATTTTGATGTAATCTCTTCAAATGAAGAGTAAACATTGGTTCCTGTAAAACTCATCTCATCGGTCGTCTAAGCTTGGGTTCCTTTATCGTCACATTACACTGTCTGCACGTCTTTGCCTGGTTTGTGTTCTGGCGATTACAATTCCTACAAAACACCCTCTTGGTCTTGTCCTGCTTTCGGAATTTTGTCTTTTTCATATAGGTTCGTTGTGATGAGACTCTCTTTCGAGCCTGTTGCTCCATTGTATATAGATTAAAACTCAATACTGGTTAGACTGTTTCATTACCTGCAGGTGTTTCCATTCTTCCATTCCCTTGATTCGCTTCTCTAGCTTGATTATTTTTAACAGATCCTCTGCGTGCTGTCTGGATAGCAGTTCGATGTGTGTGTCATGTGAGTTTAGTGCATCCATTATCAGCTTTTCTGTCTCTGTAGAATCTAGCTTTTGGTAGATTTTCAATAGTCTTTGAGTTTTTTGTTGTGAACTGAGAGTATCATTTGAAATTGCCAGTTTATCTCGTCATATTGTTTTTTATCTAGTTTTGAATAATAGTTTTCCCAGTTTTTTCTATCTCTAAACACTGCCGGAACTGCCTTGAAGGATTCATCATTGAACTGGTCAAGGGTGAACACAGGATTACCGTCACCATGCTTCTTTAGATATTCCTGCATTGCAATACAGTACAGTTTGCTTACAGATGTTCTTTCTTTATAAGCTAAATCCTCAAACTTTCCCTGTATCTCTATGTCAGAGTCAGACAGATAGTATGTCTTGATATTCTTTATCTTTCTTTCTTTCAACTTTTTAAAAGCTATTATTATAATATATTATAATATTATACTTTTGTAGATACAATCTCTGTCAAAGTCTAGTGGAAACACTGGTCTGTTCAAGTGTCATTTGATAATTTTATTCCACACAGATGAGGCATAAAACATCCATAATCACATAGAGGTAATTGACAAATAGTACATTTTCCAATAGGATTTGGTTTACCACAATGTTGGCATTTCATACCTAGTCTACCTCTTGTTTCAAAGTGTTAGATGATAATACGTCCTCAATTTTTGTATTACAGTCAATACATTGAATCCATGCTTTGACATTATCATTAGTGTCATAGTTGAACATTTTTACTGTATGTTCATGCTCACAAACCATTAGTTGTCTTCCTCTTGAGCATCTTTGTTAGGTGATAAATCTCTCCAATGAAGATAAGAGTATCCAAAATGACATGTCCATTTTTTACCCCAAATGTAGAAAATACTTTGAGATTTTGATACTCCCAACCATGAATTATCTTTTTGAGGTAACTTTCCACGCCACAAACATAATTCAAATTGATGATGTTTGTATCGGATTTGAAATATTTTATCAACAGTATATTTTTTAGTTTTAGGATCGATGTGACCACCTAACGATTTAGTTTGGATTTCAAATTTTTTACTATGTCTATCTTTTCTACAAACAGTACAAGTTTTATGCCCTTCCTCTACCTCGTATCCTTGAACTAACAAACCTGATTGACAAGGACCATAACACTCATCACAATTACATTCGATTGCCCTAACTAACATAGATTTTCACTCTCCCATTTTATCAAGGAATGAATCATTTCTGACATAGTGAAAGGAGCATAAACCTGTATTCCTGAATGAAGTTTGGATCCTGTCTTGCCAAATTGAGATAATCTATACGATTCATACTGTAAGTTATTTTGTAGGTTATTAGGCATATCGAATGACAGTACCGTAGAAGGGTTAATCAATATCCTAACTCCCTTTCTTGTTCTTTACCACCACATGAACATTCATTTGTCTCTTTCCAATGTCTATCACAAAATCTTGTAGCACAGTGGGGACAACGATGAGTTTCTAATTGAACTTCAATACACTCTTCATCAGACTTGCCGATATTTTCTCCCATACAAAGTTCACAATAGATACCCATTCCTAATATCCCCCTCCTACCATTATCGCAATAGGGTTAATCATTATCAATCTCCTGAAAATCCAAACGTATGGTTCTAACATTTTTCAGTGTAGTTATTTCTAATCCATCTACTCTATGAGTAAGCATAGCTTCTGATTTTTCAGAAAAATCATTAATTGTGATTCCATCATCATCTATAGTGAGTGTGATATGTTCATTGATTTTCAAATCAAAACTTCCATCCAGTTTTAATTCAGTCATGCCTTCATAACCTCCCCATGAATTGATTTATGATCTCCAAGATGATCTATTTTTAGAGAACAGATAAAAGGTCCTGCATTATAATTACATCTTTTCATCATCTAACACTTCCAATCCTTTGTCATTTGATTTTTCTCCTGTTTTTATCTAAACCAAATTCCTCAGGTTTGCACATAGCACAATAAGGAACCGTCTTTCCATTGAACACTTCATGTTTCTTGCATACATCAGCACCACAATTATAACAAGTCCACCATGACCCTTTCTTTTCTCTACAATATGGAATAGGGCAACCAATTACAGTTTTCCACTTTTTCTTCTTAACAAGTTTATACAGTAATCCCATCGTCTAACTCTTCCCGCCTATTGTCTTTCGAAGTTCAGGTTTGTTAGGAGGATATTCTTTATTCCACATGGAATTAAAACCATCACAACAACAAGTTTCATCCAAAAATGTTTCAGCTAGACAAACTCCATGTATACACGTTCCATGTTCATAACAAATATGCATGTGTAATGGATGTCCACAAGAACATTTTCTAAAGTGGATGAGTCTATCCCAAAATGGGTAAAGTTTGAATCTATACCAATCCTCTAGTTTAATCTTATAATGTAATTTGGATCTAAAAATCATACCCTACTGTCTCCGTCTTCCGTTTGATGACATTCACACTCACAGATTCTTTCATCATGATGAGATTCTTCAAGGCTCATGTTTCTGTAACAATTACAAAGATTAGATATTACAGTCACCTAACTAGCACCTCGAAGTGTAACTTGACTCATGGAATATATCCTCCACAATCTCCATAATCGTCTTTTTCTGGAAATTCAAAATTTATGTTAATTGTCCAAGTTTGGTCATACACCTGTGGTGGATAAAGAAATGTAGTTGTGTCTTGAGTTGCCGTTATAGGGCTTTCATATGGTGTCCAAATTACTTGAGCCATCTAACTTTCTCCCCCTTTTGTTAGATGACAATTACAGTCCTTACAGTTTGAATGGTAAGCATGTTCACGACAATTACAAGCAAAGAAACCTGTAAATCCTCTAGAATCTATCATGGCTTTCAGTTTCCCCTCTTTTGAAATTGTTGACAGTTATTCTCGCATGGGTAAAATTCTCTTTTATCGTTTACAATTCTAGAAGTTCCCTGACAAGCACCCAATTCTTCTCCGTGTGCAGCTCTTCCATAATGACCACATACACAAACCATACCTAACTTTCTCTCCTTGATGTAATTCGATTAATTATACAGTCAGGACATTGAACATATCCCACATTACATTTCCAATCATAACATTCAGGTCTTCCATGAAACATTCTATGTTCAAACCTGACTGGACACCAAAAGTTAATGTAAAAATCAATACAACATAATGGGAATCCTGATTCAATTCCATCCCAAAAATCATCATTCAATCTTATCTCTCCTTTTGGTTAGTTGGCGTTTGAGATTTTCTGCTTTTTCTATTGCCTTTTCTTTGATTACCTCTGCATCTCCAATAATAACATAATATAGAAAATCATCAGTTCTTAGAACCTGTACATCTTTACTACTAACGGATTGATTATTTTGTTTGTTAATCATTTTCTTGGATATAGACTCAAGTCTATTACAACCTCCTTGTATTCTCTAAGAACTTTGAAACAATCTTTGTTTACACATAAGGGATAATCATCAACTAATTGACCATCTATTTCATGAAGTTTTGGATTTTTACATTTACAGAATCCTCTGTCGTAAGTTAATTCATAAAGTTGGTCTAGTTTGCTAACTGGTGTACTGTGTTCTGTTGTGCACATATTCCACCAAGTACAATGGGTATTATTACAATGATAATCTGATTCACCATTAACTTTTCCATCCCATCCCCAAGATCTGCCACAAACACACATTCTACTACCTAGGTTCTGGCATAGTTTATCCCTCAATTCACGCTTTGATTGTTTAGTCTTCAATTGAATAACACCCCCAATTAAAATATGTATTATCACCACAATATGCAATAGCAGTTTTCCTATCTTTGACTACTTTATGTGGTGTTCCATCTTTTGCAAATACAATGATACACACTGATTGCTTAGTCATTGGTATTACCTCTGATGTTTCGTTTTTCATGGACTGACCAAGTATGGTATAATAAATCTGTAAAGTCTTTGATGTGTTCTTTAGGGCATAAAGGACAGATGAAACTTAGTGATTGTACTGTCATGTAACCTTCCTCAAAATTAGATATTTTCCTCTACCCATTTTCCAAGATATAGGCCAGTCAATTTCCCAAGGTTGAAGGTTTCCTCCTGTGTGACTGATTGTTGTTTCAGTCATCTAACTCTATCCTCGCAAAACTCAAAAGGGTCTTTAGAACCAAAATAAATTTCATTAAATTCTTTATTCATATACATTGACTCAGTTTTTAGAACATCCCCCTTTAATTCAGAAACAACTTCCATTCCTATCGAATAACCTGTTTCATTAAAGATTACACACCATAAATCCTTACAGACATACGCCTTACGTGTTGGATTACTCTTTAGATTATCCGTCATCTAACATCTCTCCTAAAGAAAAATCGTATTGTTTTGTAAGGTATTTTTAATTTATAACATATTCTCAACCATTTCCTAGAGATAAAATTAGGAGAGTGACAACTATAAAATTTACAATCAAAGTAATAATTTAGACAATAATCACATTCAACCATATCCTCTGTATGGTATCTTTTATTACAAAATTCACATAATATAAAAGTGAAAGTTTGTGTTTCATTAGTTCCTGTTCCACTCCATGTCATCTTACCGATTAATTCATTTGTCATTTTAGATTAGTTTGGAACCTTGATTGTGATTTTACTATCAGTGAACTTTGTTGGGACAATCATTATCTTTGAAGCTAGTTTTTGTAGTGATTCTTTTTCTTGTGTATAGTTTAGTATCTTGTATGTGACATATCCTGTGAAGCTTTGGATACCAGGTGGAAGTTTGCCAAGTTCTTTTAGTTCTTTGTAGATTGATTCAAACTCGTCATACTTTTCTTCTGATGTGGTAATGGATTTGAAACCTGGTTTTGGCATTATTGCACCATCTCCAAGAATGTTCTTCCCTTGTCTGAGATATGATAGTAGATATAGAATCTGCCAATTGCCATACGTGCATGATATCTCTCATGAGCTCCTGATTTTGAGACCTTGGTTTTTGTCATAAATTCTTGGTCAACACAATATTTGAGATACTTTAGGAATGATTTTTTGTATTTTATTCTGCATGTACTGAACAGTTGTGAAAAGTATCTTGGTTCTTTATTTACTATCTGCAGAAGTTCTGTTATTCCATCAAGTTTTAGACTATTGTAAAGGAAACTTGTTCTTCTTGGCGTTATTAATAACTGGCTCATTGTGTAATCCATTCCTCGATTGCAAATTGTTTCAAATTCTTCTCGTTCTGGAATTCTGCATCAAATGGTCCGAACCTTTCATAGTCATTCTCTACGAGCTTTTGCTTTACACGTCTTATTGTCTCGCTGTCTGGCTCGAATCTTTTGCCTTGTTTAGTTACAAATGTAATCTTCTTTCTGTAAAAATTCTGTAAATCCTTGTTTTTCATGTTTCTTAAAAATTTTAAATTATCTAAAAGCCAAATTAATTGTTCTTTTACTGCATTGAAACTTTGTGCGTACTTGTCCCAATCATGTCTTACTTGGTTCTCTTCTGTAGCTTCAACGTATTGTACACAATTACAATATAGATCACTACACACTGTAGGTTCATCAAACGCATGTTTGTCATGCCCACAGGTGCAGACCATTTCTATTTACTTCTGTGTGTAGCTGCCAAATCCCGAATTGATGTATTCAGAGAATAATGGTCAGGATTCACCCCCATAAACAGCACAGAATTTACGATATTTACAAAGCATTTCCTATGTGCGATAAAATGAATATTGTAATTTTGTAAAGTCATTTTTGTTTCTCCAACTTGTCATAAATGAACTTCATGTACATGCCTACCTTTGCAGGATTTGGGGGAAGTTCACCTGTAGATAATTTTTTAGTTACAATTGATTCAATTACAATGAGC